GGCATCTCGGTTCCTTTCGTGTCAGTAGCGTTCGGGAGCGACCGCTACCGATAGTGATTTATGGGAGGTTGTTAAATTGTGCACCATTTGGCACCTTGGCAGCTAGTGCGCCATAGCCGTAGTACAGAATGTCAATTGTTCCATCGCTGTTGATATTGCTGCGTAGCGTAAAGCGTGGAGATTCGTACCATGTGTAACTGTCTGGATTGACAACAACCATTGAAGAATCGCCATCGGCTGTTGTTGTGCCAGCGTTACCAAATGAGCGAGAAACATAAAGGTTCAAGCCCGGTGAAACTACACCGCGCAATGAATCGCCTCGGACATTTCCTGCCTGATTGCTAGGTTGTGCCGCATTGTAAAGAGGTGTGCCATTGTCGTTGTATCCCATGATGTTTCCCCATTGTGTTGGTGAAACGATCAATGATCGAGCAAATCCAAGTGATGCGCCATAAACATTTGCGGCTGCCTTTGATGTGTATCCAAGGAATCCGGTTGCTGAATTTGCTGATTGTGCTGTCACAGTAGTGACGGCCGCTTGCATTGCTGCAAGTGCGTACTCATCTGTCTCTTTTGCGTATGCAAATTCAAGATTCTGTAAGAGAGCTGTGAGGTACTCCGGCCGCGATCTGTCGATGAGCTCAACAGTACTGATAGCACGACCTTTAAATGGCTGTACAGAAACAGAAAGAAATGTTGCAGATAGTGATGACTCTGTGATTGCTGTATTTTCAGCAATTGGCAAAACTGTTGGAACAGCTGTGACTTTTGGCAATTCAAATGTCATGCCTTCTGCGACTAAAGTTTCTCTGCTGATGCCATCGATTGTGCCACGATCGGCATTTGCAAGTGCGTTGATTACCTGTGTGCTTTGTGGTGTTGGAATCATGCCAGGTGCTGTTGATGTTGTGTTATCAGCTGCCTTGACATACTGACGAGAATCCTCATCATGCAAAACGCTTGCGCGTAGGTAGTGCTCAAGGTATGAAACCTTGTCCACAATTGGTGAGCGTGGTGCTGTGTAATAGCTTGGGCGTGATGCCTGTACAGGTGCGACTTCTGGAGCTGCTACCGGTTCAACGGCAGGAGCTACTGGTTCGGTAGTGTTGTCCATCTTGTCTCCTTCATTTGGGTTTGTTGTCTCTGTAACTGTTTCAGTTTCAGAATCCTCTGATGCGGCTACCTCAGAAACGCGAGCTGATCGCACAGCCGGTTCAGTAACCAAAGCGACAGCTGTGAGCTGCCCATTGAGCACCTTCATGGTGCCATCCTTTTGCATTTCATAATTGTCCACGGCCAATTCAATTGAGAATCCATCGCGTAAGCCTTCCATTGCCTCTGTAAGTGCATCGGTGCCGGCTGTTGTGTTAGCAATTTTGAAAGTCGCTGTCATTTCTTTGTCATTTACAGTCATGGCAATGCTCTTGCCAATCCTGCGTGTGTTGTCGTGCTCAAGGTTTAAGAAAACATCCTGTGGCTGGATTGATCCACGAGCAAAAACGACTTTGCCGGTTGATGCATTTGCGTGCTCATTGAAAGCAACGATGCGACCGCTGATTGTTCGTGAATCTGAATCAGCTGCGGTGATGTGCATTGGTGTTGTTAGCTTCATGAGATCATGTCCTCCATTTGTCTGATTTCATCGGTGGTGATCGCCCCGATGTCAAATAAAATCTTGTAAATGTCTGCACGCTCTTTTTCTGATCCGCGCAAATACGCCTTCAAATCAAATTCCACGCGCTGTGTTGATGGCGTAAAATCTGGCATGGATAACCTGCTGCTAATGCTGTTCATCAGCGGCAGCAATGAGAAATCCAAAAGAGTTTGACGCGCCGTTTGGGCGTTTGCATATGTCATGGATGATCCAGTCGGCGCATCAATAAAGTATGCCGGAATTCCCACGGCTCTTGCTAATTCGGTGGCAATAATTTCGCGTGCAGCGTTCAAACCAATTTGCTCCGGTGTAAATCCAACTGTTGTCAATTCAACATCGGCATTGAGAAACGCTGTGCCGCGATTTCTACGAGCTGCGCCCCATGCATCCAAAAGTTTTGCAATGCGATCAGCTGGCAATGCTGTGCCATTTGATTTCAAAACCATCGATGGCACCGGTTCGCGTGCGTACATTGCGGCAGCTCTTTCAAGCTCTGCACCTGCACGGATTGTGCGACCTGCGCGATTAAGTAATCCTTCATCGTTGCCATAAAACACGACAAGTGATCCGACACCGGACATTGGCACACGCGATCCATCGACTGTGTAATACTCAATCTGCGTGCCGATTGAATTTAAGAAAACCCCAACGCGATTGGGAGCAACGCGCCACATTTGGCGCACTCGGCCTGTGTCTGCAAATAAATCAATTATTTGAAAATATGAAAATCCCGTGAAAAGTAAATCTTCACACGCCCACACCCATGATGCTGCTCCTGGTACTCGCTTGTCTGGATCAGAAATCACAACAGGTTGATCAACAATTGCACCTGTGTCTTTATCGCGTGTAATCAAAGGAATCGTGGCAATCGAATTGCAAATCATGTTTCGTGCACGAGCAATTGCCGGCACACTCATTGCTTCCTCACGGCTTGCAATGTAATCAGCTCCACCAAATGGAAAAAATGCATCGAGTGTTGGAGCCGGGCCGATCTGTGCAGCTATGTCAGCACCGCGCGATTGCACGACTGTTTCAATGGTGCGCTTTCGGTCAAATAATCCCATGAGAGTATTTTCTCAAAATGTCAAGCATCAACCCACTAAAATGTCGATTTCGTTTTCTGGGCGTGTCGCAAAGTGTGTACAAAGCGCGGCTGCTACGGCAGCGGTCACGCTGGTCTGTGAGGCTCGCCTTCCTATAACCCAGCCGCCATCGCCTCTGCGCAATTGCACAGCTGAAAGCATTTGCTCTGTGAGTGATGATTGATTTCGGTGCTTGAGTCTGCCCGAATTGATCGCTCCCAAAAGCTCATCGCAACTTTGTGGATAATCGCTGTCCATGTCATGGATCGGGATGCCGGCCGGCTGCATACGCGCGGCAACCGCTCCGGTTGTGCGCCTTGAATACAGCAAATACTCAATTGGATACTTTCGGCAATATGAGGCCGCATCATTGGCAATTGCTCGATCATCGAGCTGAATTGTATTTTCCCATGTGTGCAACAGCTTGATCACAAAAGTCTCTGATCCGAGCTTTTGGGCGGCCACGAGGCTTGCGTGTTTTCTGTCCGGTGAAATATCAATCGCCATCCATGTGAGCTTGTCCTCATCCAGATCAACCGACTCATCGCCACAGGCTTGCCACTCTTTGGCACCAATTACGCTGGAGATTGTCTGCACCCAACGATTTAAAACCTCAGTCATTACAACATCGGGAGGATCATTGAAAACGGCTCGAATATTGTCCGGGTGAATTGTTATGTTAAGGCCGGGATTTGCAAAAGCTGCATTTTCCAATGAAATCTCATCGGTTGGAGCTGACCACTCAAAATAGCCCACATCATCGCTGGCACCACTAGCTGCGGCCAATCCGCGTTCACGAAATTGGTTGAGAACAATTGAGTGCGAATCACCGGCCGTTGAAAAGCAACTAATTTGCGGATTCTTAGCGGCCATCAAGGTATATCGCATCGAGGCAAATGTGTCCATGTCATGCAGCTCTCGAATTTCATCAAGGTGCACAGTTTCCGGCTTACTCAATCCACGAGCTGCCGATCCTCCAGCTTTAATAATAAACCGGCAACCATCAAGCGTTTCAATTTCTTCGGCACCATGTTGCCAACGGATGCGCTTTACTTGCTTGGCCAAATCATCATTTGATTCAATGATCTGCACGATTGCCCGAAATTGCTCTAGCGATGTGACCAATCTGTGAGCTGATGAAACCTGCAACGATTCTTTCCAATGGAAAAGGCCCATCATGATTCTGGCCATCATGTATGTGCTCTTGCCATTTTGCCTTGCAACAGTCGCAACCGAAATTGGGTGATGGTAGCGGCCATCGGGCTTTACTTTGAGCGAGTGCTCAGCCAACCATTTTTGCCACGGCATAAAGCCGCCATCGATGATCTGATCGGCAAAATCAATGAGTTCAAAGCCGCGTGAAGGCAAATCATTGAGCGGTGAGTGGATTCGTGGAGCTGTTACCGGCAAAAAAACCGATGTGGGCCGATCTGAGCCTGTTTCAGCCGTATGTCCACCAATGATGACCTGATCATCACTAATCATGACTTATCGATTCGTTTTGGGGTATAAACAGGCCAT